GAACTTTTCTATTGCCTTCTTCTACAGTTACTATGTAGGGCAATTTTATTCCAGTCGGCTCACCTTGAGCATCGACTTCTTCAAAACCTTCTAAGTCTAAATTAACATGACACTCTAACAAAGTATAAACAGGTTCGTTCTTTCCTGTTTTTTTTGTGCCATCTAATTCACGTTCTTTTTTTTCTAGTTCTCCATTACTATCTGTGCCTGGAGGACCTAATTCTACATCTCTGTAGAAACCACTGACTTGTTGTTTTCGTAATTCGTTTTCAGAAATTTTTACGGTATGAATAACTGCCTCCGCATCGTCTAATGAGGTAGCCGTATACGGGACAATTAATTCATCTGCAGGTACAAACTTAGATACTGCTCGTCCCATTGGTACGTCATAGTATATTTTTTTAAAAGTTGATCCTGCCAATGGTAAATGAAATAACATAGAATCGAACTCTGATTCATACTCTTTCATTTGATCCATAATTAAGTAATTCATAAAATCTTTAACACGAGTTGCTTGTTGTTCTGTGCTTGAAACTGTGTTACTGCTTCTGCAAGAACTGGGTGAGTTGCACCACTAGCTCCTTGAAAAGGTTCTGTTCTATTTTCGTATTTGAAACCTAAAAGATCTAATCCAGTTGTATAAGCGTTCTCCCATTCTTTTCTAGAAGATTTGTAATCCATGTAGTTTTGAACCATCTCATTTCCAATTGGTTCTAAAACATCATCTGGTAAAAGATCTGCTAAATTATCAAAATGTGATTCTGTTCCTGGTACATTAATTGATCCCGGTTCGTAATCTAAAGTTACGCCACCATCTTCTTCTGGTATGACCTCAATGGGTCCTTTTTCTTCTACTGGTTCCTGAACGGCAACATCTTGTAATTCCTCTTCTGAAGGAATCTCAAGTTTGTTTCTAGTGTTCGGGAGTCCTTTGTCTATTTCTGCCATATATTACTCCTAGTAGTTTCTAACACGGTTTTTAAGGGATAGCAACCCTTGTGGATTTGGTCCTCTTACTGGTGGTGGACCTGATGCTACGCCACCTTCTGCTGCTGAAAAACCTCTTAAACCACTTCCTATATCAGAGATATCAAGATCAAATGGATTAGCCACATTTGTTTGACCAACTATTTCTTTTTCCATATCTCCTATAACATTTTGTTTTTTTTCCATGGGTGGTTTATTTAATGGCTCACCCATTGTGCCTGAGAATCCTAAAGTAGCTTCTGGGCCAAATGTTAGTATTTGATCTGATATAGGCATACCTCTTAAATAATTTCTTTGTTCTAATAAGTTTTTAGTAGAAACATTAAAACCATAAGGTTTTAATAATTGAACATGATCCATTATTTCTGTTTGAGTTGCTTCACTTAAATTTTTTTCTATAAGTTTATTGCCCTCAACCTTATATATTGTTGGAGCTTGTGGAAGCATTCTTTTATTTAGGTCTTCTTGTGTTTTTTCAGGTACCCCTAAAGTTTCGATATCACTATCAGGTTCTACATCTCTAAATTTAGATTTTAATTTTGTAAAAAACGATCCCGAACTTCTAGCATCATCAACTTCGTCTTGCATTCTTTCAGCATAAATCAGTTCTGGTTCTGTCATTTTAAATTTTGTATTCAAAGCATCTTCTTTTTGTTTAATAAGTTTATCAAGATTTAAACTATCTTGACTTGTATCACCAATGTAATCAAAAGCACCATCTCCAGATAAATTTTCTAGATTATCTTTTTGTGATTTTAAACTATCAATTTCTGATAATGTATTTTTATAATCAATAGATTTACCAATAATACCTGCAATCTCTGGTCCAAAAAATCTATCTGCCTCTAACATTTCAGCTTTTTTAATACCATCAAATGGTGTTAAATAATTGGAAGCTCTTAAAAAAGATTCATTTAAAGTATCACCCATACCCATTCTAATTACAGAATCAGCAGCAACATATAATGCTTCAGGTACGATACCATACTTCATAACACCTCTACCAAAACTTGCTGCTCTATTTGCAAATGCTGCAAAGTTTTTAGCTTGTGCGGGGGTTACATTTTTCATTCCAGAGTTAATATTTTTTATACCTCCTTGATAACAAACATCTAGACTAGGTGGCGTTCCTTCTTGAAAGCCTGCTCGTCCTCCTTGTGATTTAAATCCCCTACTACATCTTGGATCTTTACTTAGTGTTGCTATGAGTTTTTTGTCAACTCCTGGTATTTTTAATTCTTTTTGTAAAGCAGATGCTATTGTTTTTAGAGTTGGATCTTTTCCAATTATTTGTCCATCAATTTCTAAAGTACCTCCCCCTACAATTTTAGAAGCATCTATTTTCATTTGTTTAAAAATGTTGTTTTTTTCTAAATTAGTTTTAGCATTTTTATACGCAGTTATTTTACTTTGAATTTTATTATTTAATTCCTGGTTAGCGGTAGAAGTTGTAACTTCTAAATCCCAAAAATTATTTAATCCACTTTTATGATTAACTGTAGCGGGCGAAGCCAATCTTACTTCAGTAGCAGTAGCTCCTTTTTTGATTCTGTCTTTTTTATATATATCTCCTAATGATTGACCATCTATTTCTATATTAGAAATATTTGTTTGAAGTTTATAATTTTCAATAGCCTTATCATATTTTTTAACACCATCTTCAACATTATTTTTCATCCAATCTTTAACACCATCAAATTTAATAATTTGTCCTGTTTCTTTGTCTAAAAAAGAAATATCTTTATATATTTTATGCCAGGGGATATATTGATTTCCTTTCTTACTTAAAATTGGTTCTGGTAATCCTGTAGTAGGATTTATTTTTATATTTTTAGGGTATCGTATTTCAAATCTAGGAATTTCATTTCTTTTTTGTCTAGCTGCTCTATATATATTTCTCCATATTTTTTCTTCAGGAGTTACAGCAGAAAAAATTCCTTTTTCTGCCATTAACTTTCTGTAATAAGCTTTTCCTTTTTCACTATTACGCCATTTTCTTTCCGATATTAGATTTCTTTCTCTTATTCTTTGTCTTGCTTTAGGCGGTAAATTTTTTATTCTTTCACTGGTTAAATTATCAGATTTTTTTTGTTTTAATTTTTTAAATAACTCTTCAGTTGGATTTTCATAAAATTCATCAACTAAAGCAGCTCCACTATCAGTTCTGCTAGCTATTTCAAAAATTTTTCTTAAAGTTAGTTGTTCTCCATATTGATTAGTTCCAATGTTTCCAGCTGGAAAAAACTTAGATTCTACTCTAACAGGTAAATCCAACATTTCTTCGGTAACTTTTTTTAAAGGAAATTTAATAAAATCTTTTCCGGATTTAAAATTCCAAATAGCGTTTGGATTATCTCTAATTCTTTTTCTTGTTTCAGAGGCAATACTATCATCACCTAAATTTTTATATAAAGGCTTATCATTTTTTTTAGCCCATTTGTCATAATTTTTAATTCTTTGTTTTACATCTTCTGTAAAATTTATTTTTTTAGCTGAAACCTTTGGTAGTTTGTCTTTATTTTCTGCAACAAACGATTCATACTTACTTAAACTAACATCATATATATCTGCAATTTCTTTAGCTGTTTTTCCTTCAGCTCTATATTTTTTTATATCTTTTAATTTAAACATAGATGTATCGTAAGCATATCCAGGTCTAGATCCATCAGCACTTGGTTGCACTAACATACCACCACCTGCTTTTTCTATTCGTGGATTACGCAATATAAATTCATTAATAGCTTCCATCTCTTGAACGTTTTGTGTTTTTGGTGGGATAGGTGCTTTGCTTGCAGGAAAGACATCAGGAAGATCTGGCTTTTCTTTTTTAGCCCGAGTCAGATACTTCATCATCTGTGAAAATTTTCCTGGGTTCATTATTCACCTAACATTCTAGCGATACCGCCTGATGCGTAGTCATCATAGTCAAGCATCTCACCTTGTCTTCTAATCACTGCATCTGATTGTGCTTCTGTATCAAATGTTATTCTTTTAGCTTTATCTTTTCTTTTCATATTTTGCATCATTTCTTGGATTGTAGGTTTTTTGCCTGTTGCAAATTCTTTTAGTTTTGAAACATCTGAATCAAGATCACTAATACTTGAACCACCAACCTCATCTATCTCTATATCATAATCATCAGGACCTGATTGTCTACCGACCGGACCTGATTCTG